CCTCATATGATACCCGTCACATAACAACCATCCCGCAGTTTTCGGGCGCTGGCAATTATCATTCCGTTTGGGCATGGCTTACGGGTATTGTCTGTCGAACCACAAACTGGCTTTCGGATGGAACGCAGGGCGGGGTTTCAAGGAACCAGACCGGACTTGTCTGCGGTTCCTTGCGGGCACCAAGAAACCGTGCATTCTGGCCAATCTATTCTACACGCGATACCTTCCTTCAAATCGGCGTTTCGACATGGAAGGTTGACGCAACCGGCCGCGTCCAGATTGACAAGATCATTACGCATCACCAGACAGAAAAGGGCGCGCCCGATACTGTTTTTCGTGATATCCAGTCGATTGCCCAAATTGTTTTTGCCTTGCGCAAATTCCGGGCAATCCTGACTTTTGAGCATGGCCAAAAAATCGCTGCGGATGACAATCCGGGGGATCTGCAGGCGATATCAACGCCTGCCGATGTTGATGCAACCCTGATCCATACGCATGCCGAATTGGTTAGCGGTGGCGTTCTTGAAAACACGGTTGAATTTGCCCGGCGTTCTCAGGTTGCCAGAAATCAGGACAACCCGAACCGGTATGACATTTATGCGCCATTGGACCGGGCAAACCCTCTCGACATACTGGCTGCCAACGCAACTGTGTATGCGCAATATCGCCCCGCTGTCTAAGCACCGGCAATAGATAGCTGCCCGGCCCGACCGGGCAGCAACCATTTCCCGAAAATCAGTGAAAAAGGATTATCCCCATGGCAGGCAAGGATTATGGTGGAAAATGCACCATGCGACTCTCAACCGGCGAACGGATTGCATTGCGGGCCGGTGTGAAACACATGCCCTCTGGTATCGAGGCATCGGCCATTGTCAATCAGGACGGATCAAACGACCGGCAGGTTACCCTCAAGGACCGCCGCGCCGAAATCACGTTTGCAGATCGCGGGCTTGATTACGAACAGTTGATGAAATCGCGGCGTTTCAACGTCACATTTGTTGAGGAATATACAGGGGTGACACATATCTACAATCAGGCGTTTGTGATCGGCGAACCAACGGTTGACCGTGCCACAGGTGAAGTTTCCGGACTGACAATTTCCTGTGAGCAATACATTCGCAAGGCGGCTGCATAAGACATGAAAACCGTTCCTCTGAGCCGCAAGTATGATGAGCAAGGGCAGAAATTTTCTGCCGTGAAACTGCGCAAACCAAAGTTTTCCGAGTATCTGGAATTTGGTGAGGTGCAAACCCTGCAACCCGGCCCGCATGGCGGCCTTGTGATCATTGAGCACAGTTCAACCATCGAATCCTATGCTCCGCGTCTCATCCAGGAGCCGGATTATGAATGTCTCGAGGATCTGGACTTGTGCGATCAGGTTGCAGTCAAGGAGGGCATACTCGAGCTTTTTTCCGATGCGAGGAGGCAAGCACAAAAGCAAACCTCCTCGCCTTCGGGTTCGGAAAATGCCCGGGTGCAATCGGAAAAATGAGTTTTGAGGAAATCATTGCCTGGTTTGACCGGGGCAGTGAAATTCTTGAAAGCATGAGGCAACGCAATGGCTAATCGTGAGATTGAGGCCAAGCTGGTTTTGTCGGCTGTTGACAAAACCGGCCGGGCGCTCAAATCCGTTTCAAAAAATCTTGGTGATGTTAACCGGCAGGTCGCGGACTACAACCGCCGCAGCCGAGATATCAACCGGACCATGGCTGCGGTTGGCCGCGCCGCCACTGTTGCCACCACTGCTGTGGCTGCAGCAGGTGCCGCCGCGTACAAGGGGTTTGCGGCTGATGAGCGTATCCTGACGCGCATTGGCATTACTGCCGAGGCCACCCGCGAGCAAATGGCCGCTGTGCGCAGCCAGCTTTTTGAAATGTCCGGTGATACCGGCATGCAGTTTGAGGATTCGGTGCGCGGCCTTGATGCCCTGACCGCATCCGGCCGAAGCCTCAATGAAGCAATGGCCTTGCTGCCATCGGTCATGGCAACCGCCCAAGCTTCGGGCGGTGATGTGGTCGACATTGCCACCTCAGCGGACGCCCTGTTTACCTCTCTCAATATCAAGGCTGCGGACATGCAGGCTGCTTTCGATATTCTGGTTGCAGGTGGCAAGGCAGGCAAATTCGAGCTCAAGGACATGGCGCAATTCCTGCCAAGCCTTGCCCCTGCTTTCAAAGCCCTTGGCTATGAAGGGGAGGCGGGTTTGCGCAAACTGATTGTGGCACTGCAGACTGTCAGAACGCAAACGGGCCAATCCGGTGAAGCGGCAACGGCTTTTTCTGACGTTCTCGCAAAAATGGAAAGCCAGACCGTCACCAACAATTTCAAGCGCTTTGGCATAGACCTGCGCGGCAGTTTGGCCGAGGCCAGGAAAGAGGGTCAGGACATTCTCGAAAGTTTTATCGAATTGTCCAAGCAGGCTGTTAAGGGCGACTTGTCCAAACTGCCGCAGCTTTTCACCGACAAGCAAATGCTGATCGGCATGCGCGCACTGATTACCAGTGCGGACAAGATGAAAGAATTCAAAACGGCACTGGCCAATACGGACGGGGCAACGCTCAAGGATCTCGCAACAGTGCTTGAGGACAACCAGTCCCGTATTGATCGCATGGCAAACTCATGGGACCGGTTCATGAGCAATTTCGGGGCCGCTGTATCCAACCCGATATCAGGGGCACTTGATTTCCAAAGTGATCAGATCGAAAAGCGGCAAGCTCTGGAAAAAGGACTTGAGGATGAGGATCTAAACTGGTTTCACAAACTTGGTGTGCTTGCTGCACCAAACTGGAAGGATCCTCTGGTTATCCGCGCGATGAAGCGCGGAGGTTACAGTTTCGATACATTTGAGGGTGGCATGCCCGAGACTGGCAATATCGCCATCCCTCAGCCCGCGCCATTGGCCGGGAATATTGATATGTCAAAAGCAGGTGCGATGATCCCGATAGCCCGAAAGGATTACCGGCCCGCAAATGATCCGGTAAATTTTCCTCAACGTGCCATGATGGGGCCTTCGCTTCCGGGTGCGTATGACAAGATTGCACAGGCAAACACGGATATCGCATTTCAGCAGCCAGTGTTGACTCCATTGCAGGAAACAGTTTCCCGCATGGATCGCACCGAACAGGGTTTTTCAGGGCCCCGGCTGCAACTTGATACGGACGATGCCAAGTCTTCATTTGAGGAAATCATGCGCCTCGCAGATCAGCCGATGGGTGCCACTTATGAGCTGGATACATCGGCTGCCGAGGCCAAGCTGGATGCGTTGATGGCAAAGGCCCGCAAGGTCAAGCAATCCCTGTCCGTTGGTCGAAATCTTGGCCGTTCAATGCCGGAGGCCGGTCAATGAGGGATTGGACAAAGGCATTCAGAAATGCGTCCTTTAAAGGTGTGACCTTTTGGGTGCAGCGTGAAGGTGGTGCAGGCGGCAGGCGGGTACACGTTCAGCATGCAGCCTATGGCGAACGGGCGGTAACCGAGGATTTCGGCCAGAAAGAATACGGCTTTCCGAGTACCGTTTATGTGTCCGGTGATGCAGCCGATCTTGATATGGATCGCGTTCTTTCTGCATTTCGTTCGCCCGGCGCGGGGCTCCTGATTTTGCCTTGGCAACGTCCGGTTCTTGCCCATTGCGTGGATTTCAGCGCCAGCCGAGACAAGGACCGCAACGGCATGATCCCCTGTTCCGTGCGCTTTCTGGAGGCTGGATCCACAAGCCCGGGGGGCGGTGGTTTCCTTGGTCTGGCTGGTTCGATCTTTTCCGGTTCACTTTCCACGCATGGAGTAAATGCCGGTATCTCATCTTTCCGGCATTTCGCGAGGTCCGTTAGCCAGCGATTTTGACTGCCTGACAGTCACATTTTTGTTGGCCGGCATGTCACGGATATTTGCCGGGACTCGTCACGCCAAACCATTTCGAGGTTCAACAATGCGCGAGCATGAATTGATGCAAGGTTTTGCCGACCGCATAGCCCGTCTTGATGCGCTTCGGCGGATATCAAACATGGATGATCGCGAGGATGAGCTCAATACGGCTTATGACAATCTCAGTCTTGCGGGTTCCGATGCGCTTGCCAGTCCTTCACAATATCTGCTGGCGCTTGCCCGGTTTCTCGAGTTGATCATGGCGGGTGATGCAGACAGGCTTGCGCCTGAATTGCGTATTGAAATCGAGACAGGCGAGCTTTCGCATTCACTGCAGGTTGCGGAAGCTTCCATGCTGGTTTCTGCCTATGCGGTTTTGTTGCTGGGCAGAACCTATCAGGGCAGACCGGAGGCCGTGCGCGCGCGAGCGGTGCTTTCCGGAATGGTTGATCGTATTGCCGAAACGGCAGGCGATGTACTTGGTTATGAAAACCTTGAGGCGTTTCTGGAGCACACGGGAAAAGTAAGCCGGGATTTGACCGTTATTGCGGCAAACCAGGTGCCCATTGTCCGGGTTGAGATCGGTGCAAGGGTTCCCTCAACCCTCATGGCCTGGAAGCTTTACCAGGATCCGGCCCGGGCTGGCGAGCTGCTGGAGCGAAACGGTATTGCAACGCCAGCTTACATGCCGGAAACATTCGAGGCTCTAAGCGCATGAGTGTGCCAGGTGAGCCGCTGGAACGGGTTGTGGTATCCATCGTCGGTGCAAGCGGGCTTGAGGAATGGCGCAAATGCGAGCTCACGGCATCGGCCGAGGAGGCCGTGCGCAATGCCAGTTTCACCTATCTCATGCCGCCATTGTCGGAAATCGGAACGTTTCGTATCCGGCCTGACATGCCTGCAACAATAACCATAGGTGATGAGTTGTGGCTTACGGGCCGTGTTGGTGATGTAAAGCCAAGTCTTGAGGAGGAGGGCGGCGAAATCGCCGTAAGCATATATTCCGATGCCCTTGATACAGTGGAATCGTCTGTGGATCATCCGACCGGCCATATTCGGGATGCGGACGCACTGGCCATAGCCAATGAATTTGAGTCGGCCGGTGTCAAATGGCGGTCTGACACGAAACTCAAAAAGGTTCCCTGGCACGATATCGACCTGGGCGAAAGCAATTTCGAAACGGTTGAGCGCGTTCTGAGGGCTGAGGGCAAGCTGCTTTACGATGACGAAAAAGGCGGCATGGTAATTGCCGGTGAGCCGGAGGGCCGCCATGCGGGTGTTCTGTCTCTTGGCGAGTTGATCAAGTCTGCAGATGGCCATCTTACGAGCAAGGGGCAGCACAACCCCGTCAAGGTGCGCGGCCAGAATTCCATTGGCCACGGTGCGGGTGCCTTGCGTGTCGAGGCCGAATTGCCGGTTGATGCGCTGCAGCGTTTGAGGCCCAAGGTCATCCTGCTTGAGGGTGATGTGAATGATGAGCGGGCGCGGCAGCGGGCCGAATGGCAGGCAAAGCGTGCGGCCGGAAACTCGAAAACAGCACAGGTGAATGTGATTGGCTGGCGGGATCCCGGTGGCCAACTATGGAAAAGAAACTGGTTGGTGGCCTTTTCAAATCCGCTACTTTTTCTGGATCAGGATATGGTCATCAAGCAGGTTACGCTCCACCAGGATGGCGGCGAGGTTTCAGGGGAGGGTACTTATTCCACCCTGCAACTTGCAGATCCGCAGGCACTTGGTGGCGCAGCCGGAAAATCCGGATCGGATGCTATCTGGAAGACCCCGACCGGAACCGCAAGTGTGAGGGCGCAATGAGGGATCATTATCTCAGCCGAATTGAGCTGGATGATACAAAAGAGATTGGTGACGGGCTGCTATATATCCAGGGACGCGGGCGGGTTGGTGAGTCCCGGCCGGACATGCTCATGGCGCAGCATTACGGCTTCGCGTCCCGCCCTCCGGCCGGTTCGGTTGGTATCAAGGCAACGCTTGGTGCGCGCCAGTCCATGCCGGTCATTCTTGGCATTGAGCATCCACAATACCGGCCGAAACTGCAGGCCGGTGAGTCTGCCCTTTATGATCAGTACGGCAATATCATCAAGCTAATGAGTGCCGAGGTGGTCATGGATTTCCAGGCCCGAACCGTGAGTTTCAAGGCCGGGGGCTGGACGATTGAAAGTCCGGTCACCATCAAGGGGGATCTGTCCGTTGAGGGCAATATCAGTGCGACCGGCACGATTACCGCGCCAACGATATCTGAAAGCTGATCCATGAAAATCACAGTCATAAACGAACATGGCCAGGGCCATGTAAATCCTGACCTGTGCTGGCAGGGCAGTTTTGCGGATCTGGTTCTCGCGGGACCGGAGGCGGCAAACAATCGTGGAGCCTTTGTTGCCGAGCAGGAAATCAGAACGGCGGTGATAATCTGTCTCATGACGGATATTGCCGTTGATGAAAGCGAATTGCGTGACGGTGATACACAGCGCGGCTGGCCCGGTGACGGGTTTGACCTGCAGGGCATGGAGCGGTCGCTGGGTTCAAAACTCTGGCTGCTACGCCGGTCAACCGTTGATGCCGAGCAAGTGCCGTTGCTTGCCGAACAATACGCCAAACAAGCCCTTGATACGCTGATTGAACAAGGGGTGTGTGTTCGTGTTGATGCCGAGGCCCGGGCGGTACCGGCAGAAAACCGCCTTGAGCTGGGTGTGTCACTGTTTGGCCGCGAAGGTGCCAGGGTTTTTCAGGACAAGTTTTCTATTCTTTGGGAGCAGGTGGACAATGTATCTCAGTCGCTCGATTGAGCAGATCAGTGAAAGCACCAAGGCTGCTTTCAGCCGGTTTTTGCCCGGCACGGATTCCAACATCATTCAGAATTTCCTGTATGGCACCCGCAAGACACTTGCGCTGGTTCTGAAGGAAATGGATCTGAGGGCGGCCTATCTTTACAACCAGATTTTTGTTGTTACGGCCGATGATTATCATGCCGAGTTTCGCCATGCGCCGGAAGTCGGGTTAACCAGAAAACCGGCTGGCTTTGCCAGCGGCAATGTTGATCTGGTGGTATCTGCAGCAACAACCCTACCAGCCGGATTGCGTTTCCTTTCGGGCGGCATAACCTATTTTTCAACGGCGGAAGTCTCTGCAGGGGGTGCCGGGACTGTGCAAATTCCCGTTCGTGCGCTTGCTTCCGGACTGGATGGAAACCGTTCTGCAGGTGAGGTCATGGTGCTTTCCGAGCCCGGCCTTTACCCGCTGGCTGCAAGTTCGGGCGTGGTGTCAGGTTCAGCAATAGCCGGTGGCGCTGAAAAGGAAAGCCTCGAAGATCTCAAGGCGCGGATCCTTGCGCGCAAACGAAACCCGCCACAAGGGGGCAATGAGGCCGATTACGAGCGCTTTGGTGAGGGTCTTTCCCATGTGAGCCAAGCATGGGCGCGGCGTCCTGATGGCGGGCCGGGTTCTCTTGCCATCTGGTTTCTTAACGCCGAGGGGGAAATCCCGGTTCAATCGGAAATTGATCAATACATGGATCACCTTCATTCGCGCCGCTTGCTGGGTCTGCGGGATATCCAGATAAATGCGCCTGTGGATGTGCCCTTGAATATCACTGTGGATCTTGATCCCGATACGGTTGATTTGCGTGAAAGGGTAACGGCTTCCATCAAGGCGATGCTCAAGGAAAGATCTCGCCCCGGCCTGCCGCCCAAAAGACCGGGGCTGGCCGATGATGATTTCATCCTGTCACGCTCATGGATCTCGGAGGCAATCAGCACGGTGGTTGGCGAGGATAGCCATGTGCTTGCCTTGCCTGCCGGGGATCTGACTTATTCGGTTGGTCGCATGCCGCTGACCGTGAATGTGAGTTTTGTGTAATGTCGAAATGGCATGCAATAGAGGGCGTCACCCATAATGGTGAGACGCTTGCCGGGATTGAGGTAACGCGTTGGCCGCGCGTGGCGCTGTCGCAAGACACGGTGGCAATTTCCGATGCGCTGGCTGATCCCGATGGGGCGGACCTTAACCGCTCACATGTGACCCTTTTGCCGCAAGGTGCGGCCTGGGGAACGCCTGATGGTGCCGCGCTGCCGGAAGAAACCATTCTGTGGAAGTTCTGGAGGGCTATAACCGAACCAATTGTTACAACCTACCGGGACTTGTGGAGTGTTGCGATGAGCTCCACCAGCGTATCGCTTACGCTTGCCGCTGCACTGGAGGATTGGGAGATTGAGTACGGGTTGCCTGATCCGTGCCTTGGCCCGGACCAATCGTTTGCACAACGATACAAGTGGCTGCGGTTTCGTGTGCTATCGAAAGGCACGATTACACCAGGTGATTTCCTTAATCTGGCAGCGGAAGCCGGGCACGATATCCTGATTGAGGAGCCGGAGTTTTTCGAGCTCGGGCATTCGGATCTCGGCGGCCCGGATGAAACCGGGTCTCCCGAAATGGAGCACAGGGTAATTGTCTGGCCGGTTCTTGCCGGAGAATACGGGTTCGTGTTTTCCGAGGGAATGTTCGGCGAAACGCCGCTTTACTCATTTGACGGAATAGACCTGCTCGAGTGCCTGCTGCCCGGGTTGCTGTCGGCCGGATACGTCATGCAGTTCAATTACACCTACAACACCAGTTTTCCCGCCTCCTGATTGAAACCGGAGTTTACATTATGGAATTTGTCCTCCCCCTTGATCCCAACACCCTGCAGCCCGTTAACGAGGCTTACCGCGACCGTTCGCCCGGCCAGAAAGGCCATGCGGTGCAGGCCAAGGCAATCGAGCATCCGTTAAAGGAAATCACCCATGTGATTGATTACTTCCTGGGTGACGGTTCGCCGGGATCCGGTACGGATGTTGCGGATCTGGAGCAATTGCGCAAGGCAATCCAGCAAGCGGTGATTGATGGGGCGGCCGATACCACGCTGACACCTGAGGAGGTGCAGGACATAGTTGGCGCGTTCATGTCCGGCCAGGGGGTCACGGTTGTTTATGATGATGCTGGCAATGCGATTTCAATCAATCTGACCTACGCAACCAATGCCGAAACACAGGCTGGTGCGATTGGCAACAAGCCGGTTTCTCCAGCAAGCCTTTCATCCCGAACCGCCACCACAACCCGCACGGGCCTTGTCGAAAAAGCAACGGAAGCCGAGGCAATCGGGGGTACAGCAGACAAGTATCCGGATGCGGCCCTGATCAAGCAAAGCTATTTGCAACGTATTGGCGGCAGCGGGGTAGGGAATACCCTCTCAAATATCATTCATTTTGTTGAGGAGAGTGCGCTTTACCGCAACACCATTCTAAATGGTGCGTTGCAAATCAGCTTGTCTACGGATGTTCTGCCCTTAGGTGCTTTCCTGACATTCGATATCGTGGTCACAGGTCGAGCCAATGGCACATGGGTTTACAAAGTCTACTCTGTGCAAACTGAATGGGACCAAGACCTGAAACAGTGGACCGTAGGGGTCACGACTGTTGAATGCAACGTTCCCAAAGATCAGATGACAGTTCGCTTCCATGACAGTGATGTTGATGACAAAGCGCACATTTATATCGGGGAAACCTCCACTAGCTGGCTACATCCGCTTATATTCGTGCGCAACCTGACATCCCGGGGTGGAAGTGCGGAAAATGGGGGTGATGAGAAATGGTTGTCTGCGTTTACTTGTGACATTGTGCCAACATTTGCTGGTACCGAGCGCAAAATAATTGCGCCACCAAATGGCAACCTGATCTATGACTTCACCGGCCTTGGTCCGCACACGGTTCCGCAGCTTGATGAGGGCGTCTACAAGATCGATGTGACATGGTTGCCAACGCCTTATCAAGGTGCAGGTACGAACAACAATACAATGGCCGGATTGAACAAGTCTCCGCGCCCGTCGATCAGCTTCAATACATCCTATGAAGGGGCCAAGGGTGTTGCGCTGGCGAACAAGGATAGCATCCTGCTGATTGTCAGTGAGTTTCCCGCAAACAGCAACGTCAATACACGCCCTCGCCTCGTCTACAGTTTCCGCCGTTTCCCGCAGGTCCAGACGATCCCGCAGGATACCAGTGGCACTGCTGTTGCCGAGGAGGATTTCGGTTTCCAGCAAGGGGTGGCCGGTCAGGGCGAAATGACATTCGACTTCCCGGCAACCACACCACAATCTGCCACCACGCAAATAAGCAGCATTGTGCCGGAAAGTGTCACTGTAAAAATCTCCCAACTTTCGTGAGGCACAGCCATGATTGAAATCAGTTTTATTCTTTCCCGTCTTTGCATTGGTGGTTACTACCTGCCGATGGATGATGAATGCCTTGCGCTGGCAAGGCAGGTGGTTACAAACCATGAAAGCTTTGACGTGGTTGTGCTGACAGATGAAGGTGCAACGGAAAGCTTTTTGCACCATTTTTCGCTCCGGCCAACCCGTCCGGTCAATGAGGGCGAGGACGCTCCCGCCGCACCGGCCATTGAACCGCAGGTTGTTACCGGCCCACTTGCAGATCTGAAAGCGCGTTTTGATACCCTCATCGGTGCGCAACGGCAGGCCGAGGCCATTGTTGCCGTTGCCAACAAGGTTGATGAGCTGGCCGACCGGTTTGTTGCCCGATACACGAAAACCGAAGCCAAGGCATGGGCAACATGGCTTGAGGAGGCCCGTGCCTTTAACGCATCCACGGATCCGGCCGATGCGCCGCTGCTATCCATTGAGGCAGACGTCAGGGGAGAAACGATTGAAAGCCGTGTCGCGGAAGTCATTGCCGCTGCAGAAATCACCGGCCTGATACCCTCTATTGCCTCCGGGGCCCGTGGCCGGGCCGAGGCGATGATTGCAGCCAGCAACGGTGATCCGGCCGTAATTGATGCGGTGCTGGACAAACTTTCCGCCAAGGGTGACGCATTGCTTGCTGCTGCAGCGCAGGGCAACCGTGCGGAAATGATCACTCTTGCAACCACGGATTGGGAAGTGTGAGCGATTTTACGGCGTTCGATGAATTCGAACAGGTTGAGCCGGGCAGCAGGATCTATGTCACCCGCTGGCCGGTGATGTGGGAGATCGGCCGGAAGGGTTCCGGCTGGGAGCTGGTCATGGAGGCGGGTGAGACTTTTGACATATCCGTGCCATGCGGCTTGCGCTGGTTGCTTTCCCCTCATGATCGCCGCCTTTTGCCTGCGGCGCTTGTCCATGATGAATTGCTGCGGGAAGGTCATGATGTGGCTTTTGCCTCGGCCGAGTTTCGACGGGCTGCCCTTGCCCGTGGTGTGAATGCATTATTTGCCTGGCTGCTTTTTGTGGTCACGCTTGTCTGGACTGCCGCCCGCCGCTGGCGGTGACAATCGCCCGCAATGCCGGGCAATAACCAAAAATACCGGAGAATGACATGACTTTTGAGCATTGGCTGCAAGAGCGATTGAACGCGCATGGATTTTCGGTTGCTGTTGATGGTGACATAGGCGCAGGGACGCGCGCGGCTATCCGGAAGTTTCAGCGCCTCAACATGTTGAATGTCAATGGGTTGGCGGACAAGGCAACTGTTGGGAAGTTGAGGCAGTCGCCGGAAGGCGGCATGCAACAGCATGTCGAGCCGAAACAAAGCATGCCTGTATGGCTTGCGGAAATGACGCGGCGCATGGGCCTGCATGAACGCCGGGACAGGCTGACACTTATGCAGTGGTTGCGGGCAGGGCTGTTTCTCGGAGATCCCTCAAAGCTGCCCTGGTGTGGTGATGCGGTTGAGACCTGCATTGTCAAAACACTTGATGAACCGGTGCCGGGCAATCCGTTTTGGGCGCAGGCGTGGAAGGATTTCGCCATTGATGCAGGAGGTCCCATATGCGGGGCAATTGGCGTCATTCGCTGGAGTTCACTCGCTGGCCATGTCGGCTTTGTGATTGGCTATGATCCGGTCAGGCAGCGGGTGAAGCTGCGCGGCGGCAACCAGTCGGATTCGATCAGGGATGACTGGTTTCCGCTCTCAAAGTTCATTGCCTTTCGCTGGCCGAAATCTGTCCCGGTCAGTCACTATCCGTATCTGGCTGGCCCGGCAGGTTCGGTTAGCGGTGTGGGGGCTACCAGATGATTTTCAAATTGCTCAAGTCAGGTTGGCGGCCTGTCTTTGCCTGGCTGTTTATCCTGTTTTATTTCGGAACCGGCCTTACCGTCCTGGCGCAAGTCTGGATTGATGAGTCCCGGGTTGAGGATGTTGCCGGGCTGATTGTCTCGATGATTGGTTTCGGTGGTGCGGTGCTGGGTGTCTACACGGCAGGTCGTTCCTGGGAAAAGCGGCACGGTGAAGAAATCTCGGAATATGAAACCCTGCCAACCCGCGAGGCCGCGCCTGACTATTACGGAATTCAAACCGGGCGCGGCGGGGGTCATGGCTCGGGAAAGCCGCCATCAAAATGAGCGCTATCATGTTGACATTATTCCGTTGGATCGGCTGGCCGGGGATTGTCGGCATTTGTGTCTGGCTGTTCTTTACCGGTGTTCCCGTCCTTGGCTGGTGGCCGTTCTCCCTTGTCTTTGAGCGCGTCCCTGTCATCGGCTATGTGGTCGAGGGGGAGATTGCCCGGCGCATCGCGGCCCATGATGCAGAACGCGACCGCCTTGCATCCCTGAGGATGAAACGGGCTGCCGAGGCTTTGGCGCGACAGCATGCAAAGCGATTGGCCCGGTTGGGTGAACAAACCGAACGTGACGCGCAGGCGCGGGTGAACCTTGCGACCGGTGAGGCGGCCGAGCGTGAGCGGTTTTTGAGGGCTGGCAGCGCTGCCCGTGAGGAGCGTATCCGTCAACTTGAGCAGGAGCTCCTCGGCCGGACTGACAAAACGAAACAATGCAAACCTGAGGTAATCATTCGTGATGTTGAAAGACTTGTGCCGCCATCCTGCGGTTATCCTGGCGATGCTCGCCCCAGCTCTAGTTTCCTGCGCGAGTACCGCCAACTCAAACCTTGAGCCGGTCAAGCTGGATCCAGCCTTGTTCCGGACGCCAGCCGGGCCGGTTGAGGAACCCAAAACAAGAACAGAAACCGAGCAGGCCGCACTTGTAAACGGCCAGCGACTGAATGCCTGCATTTTCCAGATTCAGGAAATCAGGAAGGATCTCGAATTGCGGGATCAAATCCAGTTCGGCGGATAGCCGACAATCAACCCAGGAGTGAACCATGCGAATGTTCAAATTTGCGGCAGTAATTGCCGCCACGATTGCCCTTTGCCTTTCCACAGCAAGTATGACAATGGCCGGGCCGGACCTGCACAAGCGGGCTGGAAATCACCTCGACAACAGCAGGGGATGCGCCGAGCAACCGCACCTGTTTGAATTCCTAAAAGTCCTGACCGCACTGGTGATCACTACCAAGAAATCAGGCTCGCCCTGGCGCTTGGCGGGCACTCTTGATCAAACGCAAACCCGATACTTGCGCTCACTGCTGCTGGCCGATTTTCCGGAGGCTTCAAATTACACAACTTACAAGGGCTTTATTGCCAAAGGTGTTGCGTTGGTGCTGGCAGGAAAGCGCATCAAGAACCCGGATACGGCATCCGGCAGGCCGACTTTTACAGTCTGCCTGCTCTACTCACTGGATGACTTTCAGGCCGAAAGGATATTGGGAATTGCACCGTCCCGGTTCGGCAAGGGCCGGGATCTGTAAGCCAAAGTGCAATCTCGGGAGGTTCTGCAGATGCATACACAAGCAGCATCCATTCATCACCAGGGCGAACGTATCTGGAAATGGTTATGGGCCATGGATACGCGCTTTGCCGAATTGATCCTTGGCACATTCATATTGATCAGGGGCATTGCCATCGGCTTAGACAGTTCCTCCATGGAAGGGGAGGTGTACGCCAACTTCCGGGACTTTATGGAGCCGCGGTTGTGGTCATTGCTGTGTATTCTGGCTGGCCTGTTCATACTGGCCGGCCTGTTTATCAACGGGCTCTGGCGACGTTCCCCGTTTCTGAGGTTTACGGGCGCACTGATCGGGGCTGTGTTCTACGCGATGCTTGCAGCGCTGTTTCTGAATGCACCGGTGACAATTCTCGTTGTGACAAATCACGGGCCCATTGCGGTCGCGTTCATTTGGGTGGCTATCAATATAGCATCAAAGACTTGAGGGGCTGTTATGTGGGAATGGCTTGCGGCATGGACGCCGGAAGAAATAGTAGGCTTCATGGTCGCGCTTGGGGTTGTTTTGGGTGCATACAGGGTCAAAGGTGCAGCAAAGCCCAAGAGCGTTTCCGCGCCGACGATAGACGCATCAGGAATGCTGCATCATGCCGCGCTGGCACCACTGGACCGGATGGTAATTGAACGGGTTCTGGATGAGGTCAACGAATTGAAACGGGATCTGAAAGAGGTTCATGCCGATGTGAGCGTTATTCGCCGCGAGACCCTGAGAACGAATGATCGCCTCGAATTGATTATGAAGAATCCTCCCTAGGGGGATATCCCCTGGTCGGACAGTCATGCCTGTCTGGCCGTATTGTGTACCTTGCCCCGCTTCCGAAAGGTCGCGGGGTTTTTTTGTTTGCCTGAATTCTTGGGCCGTCAATATTAACTATATTGAGGCCTTGGCCGGTAGCGTTTCAGTTTAAAAAAAGCAAAAAGTGATGCATAATGACAAAATGAGTCAAGGTTCATTTTTTATATTTCTTTGTGTGGAAAGCGTGGAAAACGCTACCCATATGTTAATAAAATGTTAACAGGGTAAGCGCGTCAATTTCGCATTTTATGTCAAAAACTGTTGTCAATTCTCAAGTTTCCCTGTACGAAATGTATAATCCCGGAATCAATAAGACGTTGTTAACGGGTTTTTAGCAATATGCTATTGACTTTTGGTGTCAAACAATAAAGTCGAATCGCCTTGACCGTCTTGAAGGTGACATGTTTGGCTTCTATATTTTGTCTCAGAAGTCAAGGCCTGTTGTCTGAGGCGATGGTGCCAAGGCGACCAAATGATGAGCAGCGATCATCTGATTCTGTTGGCTGCGTTGCAATGGTTGGCAAAAATCGCAACAGGTGAAGAAAGCGATGATGGGTACATGAGTGCTGGTTGTCGTAAAAGTGGTTTGGCGGGTGCAAAATCTTGCGCCAAGCGCATAACTAAGAAGGAACGATCTGCGATTGCTAGAAAGGCTCTAGTGCTCGATGGTCAAAAAGGAGAAACGCTATGGATAGGATCTGTGATGATGCATTACATGAATTCTTGTTTGAGCATGAGGGTGCCAGCTTGGTAAACCTAAAGCTTCTGCGCGGGGATTCTCCTGATGTATCAAAAGAGCAAATTTGCGAGCAGTTGCATTCTGCCTTGGTCCAGAAAGCAGCTGGTCAAGCGCATACAGTTAGTAATTTCCCCGACACCAAAGGGGGGGGCTCCATCATCTTGGCGGAGCTTGAAAAGCTTTTATAATTTGCTAAAAGCAAACATGCAGAAAAGCCCGGACAATCTGTTCGGGCTTTTTTTTAAGGTATAATCATGTCGCTTAAAAAACTTTTTGAAATATTTGATACTTACGAAAGTTTATGGATCGATATAAATGATATTAGAGATCAGATTATTGATTTTGGAATTCAGGATGAGATTAATTTCAATTTTGTAAGGATCGATGATCAAATCGTTCGAGGTTTTTTGCATCGATATACTATACCTAATGGTGTCTACGAAGAGCCAAAGTTTGTTTCTGATATTTATATAGCGGAAACATTGGATGAAAACTGGCAACGTGTAGTCGCAGCCAAGGAGCTGCTACATATTCTTGACACACCAAATACTACAGCGCAGAGTATTAGTGCCGTCGATGCGTTACTAGATAACTTGTCTCTCCCTCCAGAGGTCAGAGAGTATACAAACTCATCACTTAATGATCGTGCTCGCTTAATTTCAGCGGTTGCCATTTTGGTACCCAAAGAGTGCAGAACAATTATCAGGCGGTTACACTCAGAGAAAAAGTTAAACCTAAGTGACATATCCCAATTTGCTAAAATTCCACATAGATTCACAAATATGATTATTAGTGAAGAGTTTGAGGACTCCATGAGGTTGATTCATCAAGTTGACGATGAAATTGAAACTGAAAATAACGCTTGATTTTTAATATTAAACATTGAGTTTAAGCTATCCATTCTATTACAGGGTGTCGGCTGTTGCGCGCCCCCGCAACCATCTCGTCCTGCTTTACGTCAAGTAGGCCGTATAAATTGCGAACTCCCGCAACCATCTTAGCCTGCTGAGGCGAATAATCATTCGCTTTCAAGGGTTTACTCTTTGTTACGGCGACGTTCAATATCCCCGCTAAGTCTCCATATAGATCGATAAGCAAGCCAGGCCCTTCGGGATCAGGCTTAAGCACAATCTTGTCTATCAATGTTCTCAAGAGCGTTGCCGACTCGGCACGCTTTTCCGGGTGGTTCAATGAACCGACTAGATTCATGACTTCCTTTCTGTAACGGGTGGCCATTGTGGGGTGAACCATCGGAGGTGGTTCAGCAGCATCCTCCATGAGCGCTTTAAGCTCGGCTTCTCGCTCGACGATACTGTCGAGTTCCATTTTCAGTTTTGGATTGGCAAAGCCGGCCTTTACGGCCTCAATGATCCTGCGTGTGTCTTTCTCCAGTTTTCTGAGCTCAGCCTCATACCGAGCGTATTTCGAGTTCTGCTCTTTGCGGAGTGTGTTGAGCTGTTGAACATACTCTTGGCAGAAAATCTCACACAAATTCGGATCCATGAGGTGCGATTGGAGTGCGCCAAGAACAGCCTGCTCAAGCGTTTCCTGTTTGATGCTTCGTCTGTTGTCGCAAGTCCCCTTGTTACGCGCTGTCGAACATCCGTAGTGCGTTTGGGAAATTTTGCTGAAGCCTCCGCCGCATTCGCTGCATTTGATCAACTGGGAGAACAGATATGGCGGACGGGTGCGTTCCCAGAACTCAGGTTTCTCTGCAATTTTCTTCTGATGTGATTTGGTCGTCGCCCAAGTTTCGTCATCGACGATCCGCAAATGTGGAACTTCGGTGATGCACCATTCGCTTTTTGGATTCAGGCGGGATACCCGTTTTCCGGTATCCGGGTCTTTGATATAGCGCAGCTTATTCCAAACTAGTCGCCCGATATAGAGCTCATTGTTGATGATGCCCGTGCCCCGGCGGCGATTGCCGTAGATAGTGGATGGCCCCCATTGCTTGCCGTTTGGTCCGGCAATGCCCTCTTTGTTCAGGCGATGAGAAATCGCTTTCGGGGAGCGTCCTTCATTGTATTCACGAAAGATGCGACGGACGACGTCCGCTTCTTCTGCATTGATCTCACGCTCCCCACGCTTGATCTCACCGCCCGGACCAATTTCCCGTACGACGTCATATCCGTATGCTTTTCCGCCGCCGGACTTTCCTGCCTCAACGCGGCCACGCAGACCACGTCTTGTTTTCTGAGCAAGGTCCTTGAGGAAGCGCGCATTCATTGTTCCTTTGAGGCCAATATGCAGGTCTGAGATTTTTCCGTCGGCCAGCGTGTACATATCCACGTCGGCAAATGACAGACGCTTGTACAAGCCCGCAATGTCCTCCTGATCGCGAGAAAGTCGATCAAGGTCCTCTGCGAGAACGATATCGAAACTTCCCGCCGCACCGTCCTGCATCAACATCTGAATGCCGGGACGCATAAGCGATGCCCCTGAAATCGCATGATCTGTATAGCAGTTGACAACACTCCACCCCTCACGTTCGGCGCGCTCCTTACACATCCTGATCTGATCTTCGATTGATGCGTCGCGTTGTTGGTCGGAGGAGTATCTGGCGTATATAGCGGTTCTTATCATTTCTTAGTTTTCCATTCTGAAATCAGTTCTTCATTTTCTTTTGCCGCTTTCAACATGGCTTCGTAAACATACTGCGCTGCGCAGCGAGCCATGTGCCGAACGAGATCAACCAGAGCGATGAAAGAGGCAGAATGCCCATTGGCATCCGTCTTTCGACCATTCTGTGATTTTCGTTCGTTCTTAGTCAACTTCTTCTCCGTACCTGTTAAAAGGAACAAAAATAGAACATCTTTAGTAAAATATCGACATTTTGTTCAACATCTTCATCACAACGAAATAAAGACCAATCCTTTCTATTGTTTCTGGCAATAAAATTCCGTTTTTATGGATTGTTTGTGGCCCTGGATTTACATATCCATGTTGTTCCTGATCGTGTTCCGCAATTTCTTTTTCAGTGATTCTCCAGCCTCTTGTATCCGGGTGATCCGTTGCTCATATCGCATGGTCACATTGTCATACGCTCTTTGCGCCAGTGCGCTGGGTGTGGTTTCCGTTTGAAGAACTCCCTTCGGTGAAATTGTCGGTCGCAACTGCCCTTTATGGCGTTCAAACAGCCTCTTTGCTTCCTTGGCGATCCAATCGCCTTTGTGTTTGTTGAAATGCTCCTCCGCGCGAGTGCGAATGTTCTCCACGCGCTCGTCCAACTTTTGATGCGCTTCAGCCGACACGCCCTCATACGCGCCTTCGCGCATTCCCTCCATAAAGCGAGATCGAATGCGTAGTAGCCGAGCACTCTCAAATGAATCTTCAGACACGACATCTCTCCTGCTAGTGCGCCTTCTTG